ATTTTGCTGATCGTTTGGGTGCTAGTGCGTGGAATTCTCTGAGTGATGAGATTCTCAATGTGAGTAGTGCGACCATTAGTGCGACTTACAGTACCTTGGATGATGTGACAGAGGTCACGATTAGTGGGATTGTTGCGCCATCCGTAGGACTTGCTGCAGGAGAAGAGATTCAAGTTACCACAGATGTGGCAGGTGCAAATGGAGTTCAGTACATTACCAGAGTTCCTTCGACCACCTCCCTTCAGTATGTAGTTTCTGGGAATCAATCTGCAGTATCAGCTATTTCGTATTTGGATCGTTCTGGAGTAGGAGACAAGGCCAGTTCGTTGATCATGGCAACCCGCTATTTGGATCAATTGATCTTCCGTGGAGAACCTACGACAACCAATCAGGCCTTATCCTTCCCCAGAAGATTCCTCCCTGATCCTGATGCAGCATCCAGTTATGTTGCCTTGGAATTGAGATTGCGTTCTGATTATTATGACCAGGACACGATTCCAGACAGAGTTAAGTTTGCAACCTATGAGTTGGCCTTCCGTTTATTGAGTGATACTGAATTGTTGGGTGACCCAGGAGTTCGTGCGTATCAAAGTGTAGAGATAGATGGAGTCCTCAAGGTGGTATTCAACTCTAATACGCTCTCCCGACCATTGGATCGGAATGTGATGAACTACATAGGCCCACTATTGGAGACAGGAAGCGGAATTGGCGCAAAGTTGAGGAGATAGAATGCCATTCAATGATGATATGGTTCAACTGGTTCTCAAGGTATTCGACAATTCTTTGATCACTGGGATTACAGTAAGCATTGATGGTGTTTACAAGAACGTAACCACAGGGGCCTACAATCCTGCTACAGGCGCTTTAACCAGAACAACTACTGAAATACCAGTAAAGTTAATTAAGAAGAATGATGCAGGTTTGGTGAAGGCAGGAGACAATGCAATTAGTTCCTTGTTGGATTCAAGATCTTCTGGAGAAGGTTCGGACTACTTGGAGTTTTTGATTGCACCGATTAGCGGAGTGATTCCTTCGCAGGGAATTGATGATGAATTGGTTATTTCCAATAAGACTTACAAGGTGATGAGTGTACGCTCTAGAGATTTGGGGCCTAATCGACTTGTCTACGAAATCAAGGCAATTGGATAATGGCAGTCATTCGGAAGAGAGCCACTTCTGGAGGTGGCTTAAACGTAAACTTTCAAAAAGTAGCAGATGCAATCCGTAAGGATATGCAAGCGCATATGGCAGATGCAGTTCGGGAAGGGTTCCGTGAGATTGTTGCAGGGACTCCCAGAGATACTGGATATGCACAGAGTAACTGGAAGATTTTATTTGCAAATGTGAAAGTATCAGCATTACCTCCTAAGGACAAAAGTCAGCAATATCCTGGGGTGGATGAGGTAATGGCAAGAGAAGAGTTGAAGTTTCAATTTATTCGGAAGGATGGATTCAACACAGGGTTTCGTTTTAACAATGAGACTCCCTATATTTACGAACTGGAAAGGGGCCACGATCCAAAACGGGGATTTGTTCAAAGGGGCATGACAAGAATGAAGATTGAGTTGGAAAAGACCATGAAAAAACGAACAAAGGTAAAATAGGTGACGAATCAAGAAATGGAGATCATGAGCTATCTCAATACTAATTGGGATCTGTCTCCTGCAGATACGCCTCCGATTTCATGGGCAAATTCCAACGTAGTCATCAACTATGATGCGAATCAGGATTATCTGGTTCCAACAATTGTTACGCTGGCAACTCAAATTCTTGAGGTTCCTTCAAACTGCGGAGCAGTGAGAACGGATTATAGTTTTGGCCTAAACTTTCTCTTGGTAGAGAACACAGGCATGAGTGCAGCGAAAACTTATGTGGACAAGTTGAGGGACATCTTTCATAAGAAAGACATCACAACCTCTTCGTACACATATCACTTTTCTGCTTTGGAAGTGACACAGGGTTTCAGTTCAGGAGCACATTTTGAGCTTCCCGTGTCCGTGTTGTTTTTTACTTATTCTACCTAATAAGGAGAAGTCATGGCCTTACCGATTACGTTAAATCGCAGTCGATCTTCGATTGTCTTTCTGAATGCAGAGACTACTGCAGGAACGATTGCTTCAGTTCCAGATGCCAATACTCGTTTTGGTCTAACCACTCCTCCTGTAATTGGACAGGCTGGAAATTATACCGACACTTCAGAGATTGGCCCAGAACTCATTAGTGTGGACCGTGTACTCAACTACATGGATTATTCCACATTTGATTTTGAGTACTATGCAAAGCCTGGTGGTGTAACAGATACTGCAATTTCGATTACAGCGATCACAGGTTCTGGTTCAACCGTTACCATTGATACATCCTCCCCTCCTGCAGTTGGAGACACTGTTGTCATTTCAGGAAATGGAGATACGGATGCAGCATTGATCAATGGGCCACAATTGGTTACTGCGATTACTGCAGGTACAGATTTTAGCTTCACCACCTCTTCTGCGCTAAGTGGAACTCCTAGCAGTACTTCTGGGATGACTGTAGTTAGCAGATTGATTACCGAATCTGAAGAAGGAGACATCCTTTACAGAACACTAGGTGGTCGCAAGTACATGAGTACAGCGCACAATGGATATGTTCAGGGTGCTAGCAATACAACGAATGTGACAAGCTCCAATGCAAGTACAATTCAGTATTTCTTGGCAAACTCCATTAACACCTTCACAGTAACTTCTCGTCAGTTCACTGACAACTCTGTGCAGATGTACACAGCTTCAGGATCGCTTCCAACTTCTTGGAGTGTTTCTTTTGCAAAAGATGGCCCTGTTACTTATTCAAGTGGATTTCAAGCAAATCATGTCTATTATGCAGGGACTGCTGAGATTACCAACAACAGTGCAAACAACAGCATTTCTGATGGTTCAACAGTCACCTATACGGTTATTGGGCCAAAGAGACATCCAAGTGATGCTTCTGCAAATGCAGAGGACATTGCATGGTTCCAGACAGGTGCAAAAGGTGCTTATGTGGAAGTTGGTATTTATGATGCTTCTGCAGGGACAACTACAAAGTATGGACCTTTTGAAGTAACTGCCGTTAGTAGTGCAACGGTAACGCTTACCAATCGTTCTGGCGGTTCTCTAAGTGTTCCTGCTGATGGGACAGACCCAGGTGATACAAGTTTCTTGATTCCTTATACTCCAGAGCCTTGTCCAGATACAACAAGTTTGCTTGACCAGAAGAGTGTTCAGGTGTACATGACTGATCAATTAACTGGATCTGGGTTAGCTCCAGAGGGTACAGCAAATACTCAGTTATTCCATGCAGACAATGCTCTTGACGTAACGGCTGTTAGCTTTGATTTTGATCGAAGTGTAACAACTCCTGGTTTGACTGAAATGACAGGGGAAGAGTATCCTCCTGCAAGTTATGTCATCAATGAGCCGACCATTACAGGTTCGATTACCTTGCTGCTACGTCCAAAGGACTTCCAGTTGATGAACTCTATTCGTGCAGAGCCTCATCGTGCAATTGGAGTAGAAGTCGGAACAGTGGCAGGTAAGCGAATTCAGATTGCTGCACCTTCTTGTTTCTTGGAAGTTCCAACTCCAGGGGATGCAGATGGCGCAACTCAGATTGACATTCCTTTCACAGTAGTGCGAGGTGCTGAGTGCGAGGATGCAGACAAGTTTATGGTTCGTTATTTCTGATACGAATGGCCCCTTCGGGGGCCTATCTAAGGACTGCTATGGAATTCAATTATGAATTGAAAATCAACAATGCAGAAGCGTCACTGAAGATGTTTGCTCCTTCGATGTCTTCTATTCTGGATCAGTTTTCCTTAAATGGCCCAACGAGAGATGTTGAGTATTTAAAAAAGAAAGTGAACTGGCAGAGTCCTGTTTCTGAGATTGTTGATCGTTTGAATGAGATGCATTTTTGTCAGATTGTCTCTTCTTCCGAAAAAGAGGATCAGCCAAAGCAAAGTTTTACTGCTTCCTATGGGGCATCATGGGGTTCCAATTCTTCAAAGAAGAAGAAAAAGGACGAAGAACCTGTGGTGGAGGAAACAGAAGAGTCGGAGGACTAGGAAGCTTCCTCAAGGTGGCCCCAGCCTTGTGTCCTCCTCGGATTCAATTGGGGCATTCACACTAATCATTATGGGGTAAAACAATGGCATTTGTACCTAGCAAACTATCTGATTCTTTCCGCATTCAATGCCCAGGCGCAGAGATGGATCCTGAACTTCAGGATGTCTATTTCACAATGAAGCCTCTGACACGTCATGAGATTTCCGCTCTTTATGAGAAGAGAATCAAAAACAACAAGGGTGTCTCCAAATTCATGGAGGATCAGTGGGTAAAGACGTGTGTCAACTGGGAGAACGTTACGGATGACAAAGGGAAAGCAATTGATTGTACAGAAGAGACAAAGAGGGAGTGGTTCCGTAATGCGGCCCTGCAACCTTTGATTGAAGAGCTTCTTGCACAGTTGGAAACCAAGTCCCGTGAGCAGTTGGGGATTCAGGAAAAAAACTAGAAGAACTTCTTGAGTTCCAGACAGGAGGAGCAGAGTGGTTAGGTTCATCAGCAACACATGGAATTACAGAAGGATTGCCCTTCAAACCAGAATGGTGTTGTCAGAATGCTGATATTTGGGATTCAGAGGACGAAGGGCCTCCCTGCGATATCTGTCCCATGCAGAATTATGAACCGGATGAGTTCAATGCCTTCTGTTTGGAACGCTGGAAGTATCTAGACATTTTTGGAAGAGACCGTGCATTTTCAGAGATGCCCCTGAGAGAAGAAGCAATAGATGTTCATCTCAAGCGGTATCATGCAAATACACAGGATATTTACGAGACAGTCTGTAAGATAGAGTTGAAACTCTTCTCAGATCGTCAAGAGAAAGACAAAAAGAAAAAGGAGGCAGAAGAGCGTAAGAGAAAAGCAGAGTCCAAGTCCAAGACACCAGGGCCAAACAAGGCAATGGTTCCTCGCAGAACAGCAAATTTGAGATAGGTGAGAAATGGCATCATACACCGCTTTAATGAATATCCAAGTAGATAGTCAACAAGCGCAGTTGGGGATCAACAACCTCAATAAAAATCTCACCTATCTATCCCGATCCTCCCGTCTGACGAACAAGTCCTTGCTGCAGATGCAGCAGACCTTCCTCCGTATTGAAAACACCATTAACCAAGCGACAGGCAACACAGCATCCTTCAATGCGAAGATGCAACAAGCAATGAATGTCATCAAGAAGTTGCGTGGTGAGGTGAGTTCTCTTCGATCCCAGATAAATTCCTTGAACAATGCCACAGGAGGTGCTGGGACTTCTGCAACGAAAGCGACAACTGCATTTCAAAGACTTACAAAAACACTTCAACAAAATCAGTATTTTGCATCATTAGCAGTAAGTGCATTGGTTGGATTTGTAAATCAACGTTTGATTGGTGGAATTATTCGGATCACTGATGAATATACGTTGATGGAGAATAAGATTAAGACTGCAATTCCTTCTATAGATCGTTTGTCTGGCGCAATGGATTCTGTTTACCGGATAGCTCAAGAAACAAGACAGCCATTGGAAATTGTTGGGAATCTTTATTCAAGAATAGGTAGAAATTCAGAAGAATTGAGAAAAGATCTTACGGCATTGAATGATGTTGTTTCTACAGTATCCAAAGCATTTCAGATTGGTGGTGCAACCATAGAAGAATCCAGAAATGCAATGGTTCAGTTTTCTCAAGCCCTGGCTTCAGGAAGATTGCAAGGAGATGAACTTCGATCCATTCTGGAACTTGCACCAGTATTGGCAACAAGCATTTCAAAGTCTATTGGGATTACTACAGGTTCTCTGCGAAGACTTGCTTCAGAAGGTCTGATTACGACTGAGGTTTTGATCAAAGCGCTTTTAGAAGCAGGTAAGGATATTCGTGCAGAGTTTGCTAAATTTACTCCTACAGTAGATCAGTCTGCAGAGTCTGTTATTAACGCCTTTAAAAATATGATTGGATCTAATGAAAGATTCAAAATGGCGAATAAAGCTCTTGGAAATCAATTAAGGCAATTTTCTTTAGCTTTAGAACAACAAGGAGATATCGCTAATGCATTAGGGGATTTGTATCTTACTCTTGCAGAAAATGTCGATAAGTTGGCTGCTGCTTTTGTTGCTCTTGGGGCTGTTCTTGCTGGTGCTGGGATACTTGCTCTTCTTACATTTCTGACAACTCCTATTGGTGCAATATCTGGGGTCGTTGCTGCAGTAATATCGTTAGCTACTTATTTTGGCATGGCAGAGATGTCTGCTGAAAAAACTGCTCAACAAATGAAAAAGATCAAGGAGATGGCTGGCAAGGACTATGATTTTAGTTCAATGAGCGATAAGGATAGGGAGAAAGTTCAGCAAGACCTAATGAAAAATCAGGCTGTTTTACAAACATTGATATCAGAGCAGGAAAATGAAGTATCTAAATTAAACTTAGAAGTCGAAAATTATTATAAAAAATTGGAAGAAATTTATGCATCTGGGAAAGGTGTGAATGCGTTAGAGTTAGCACAAAATGAAGTGTCTATAGCTTTGGCTAAGAAAAACTTAGATGCAAAAACAAAAGAATTAGAAAAGTATAGAGATCGGTTTCAGGAGATTCAAAATGAACTAGTAAAGATTGAAGAAAATGCAGCCATGCAAGCAATGCTTGCACGATCAAGAGCAGTAGAAAGACAAAAAAGATCTTTAAAAGATCAGGCTACAGCAGAGCAAATGTCTTATTTATTGTCCTATGGTTCTGGGATGTCTGATAAGGGATTGAGTAACATTAAGTTTGCAAATCAAGCTGCACAAGATCTGCGTAAGACTATTTCAGACATTACAATGAAACTTACAGATCGTGCCTTTATGGGTTCTCTTTCTGTAGAAAAACTATTTGGTGGAACTGACCCTAATGCTGCTGTTGGTAAACTTGATGGGTTGATTCAGCAATTGGAATCTATTGATGGAAAAGATTCAAAAGGAGTTGTTGGATTCTTTAGAAATTTAATGGAAGGAGGAGGCCCAGAAGCAGAAAAAGCATTTTCTGAAATAGAATCAAAATTAGCTAAAGAACCATTTTTGGGAGAGCAATTAAAAGACAACATGGTTACAGTCTGGAAAGAGGCTTTAGCCAATTACAGGATTTATGCAGCAGAAAGGAAAGCAGAAGAAGATAGATTTGTAAATACTGAGTTGCGTAACATGAGGAACGAACTCCAGATAATGGATTGGGAGTATGCTACTGGTTACAATTTAATGTTATACGCATTAAATGAAGGCGTTGATGCTTACGAGTATCAAATGCAAAAAGCAGACAATCTTTTCCAGATAGAAAGAGCTAGATATATTCAAGAATTGGATATTAAAGATATCACTGAAGAGAATAAGAGAATTCTTCTAGAACAATTTGATGCAAAGAGAGAATACATAGCGGCAACTGTTCAGCAGCAAAGGCTTGAAGAGGGTATCAATCAAGTATTGTCAAATAGAGAAAAACTTAGGGAGGGCGAACAAGAGCCTGGAATTAGATCTAGAGTTGGAGGGGTTTCAGATTTTGGAGGAGCCTCTTTATACAATGAAATTGGATCCACATTAAGAGATATCAATATTGAATATGAAAAAGCAGTTGAAAAGAACAAATCTCTCTATCATATGAATACACAGCTTTTGATAAATTTAAATGGGCAAGAGAAACTTCTTCGTGATCAGAACATTCAAAGAGAAATAGCTCTTAAGCTTGAAAACCTAGAATTGGAAGCAGCAAGACAAGCTCAGTCTAATATTCTCTTAGCAGAACAAATTGATTTAGAAGAGTCTGGATTAAGTAGTGCTGAAGTTAGAGTGGGACTTATTCAGAAAGAGACAGAGTTACAGTTCTCCGCATTGGATGCAATGGTAGAAGCTGGGAATCTAGAGTCAGAAAGAGCAGACCAATTAAAAAGAGGACTTGGGAATTTAATGCTTCAGAGAATTGAAGCAGAAAAAATGAACAATATTAGAGAAGCTCTTTTAGCAACAAAAAATGAACGAGCAATAGGGAATGCTGTTATTGATGGAATCAGCGAATTGATTAGTGGCGATTTTTACAAGTCTATTTGGAATAGCCTTTCTTCTGGTGCAACAAATCTTGTTCAATCTATTGAGAATATCAATTGGGAGACATTTGGAGAAGATTTTGCTAATAAAATCAAAAATATAGATTGGAAGGGAATCGCTTTAGATTTTGGTGAACTTTTCAAAAGTGCTAGTGGATTACTTGAAGCAGCAGCTACTGTTGGGGGACAAAGTGGTCAAAGGGCATTAAATGTTGGTAAAGCAGCACAACAAGGATATATAGCAGGAAGTGCTTTTGGTGGGCCAGCAGGAGGATTGATTGGAGGAACAGTGACAGCATTAGGTGCAGCAATCATGTCTAATGAAAAGTTCCAGCAAGCCCTTTCTAGACTATTTGATGCGTTGTTTAAATTGATTGATCCATTCTTGGATCTCTTAGGGCCTGTGATAGATATTTTCACAGCACTTCTTGAAAACAATCCAATCATGACAGCAGTCAATGCATTGAAACCCTTATTGGAAGGATTGAGTAATGCGATTGGAGCGTTGGCTGCAGTAATTAAGAATTTGGATCTCAGTGGAGATAATATCTTTACAAATATCCCTGTCATTGGCCCAGCTATCAAGTATATGGCAGATGGGAGTATGGCAAAGGATTTTGAAAATGCTTTTGATAAAACATTTTTATCTGGGTTTGGAGGAAGAGGAGGGATTTTAGAAGTAAGAATTCCAGCCTTGGAAGACATTATGGGCAAATTCTATACAGATTTTGCTGCAAGTGGAGTAATGGCAGGGAAGAAGGATTTTAGAACAATTTACAATGAAACAACTAAGGCATTTGAAGGAGCAACCAAAACCTACACAGAAGAAGTCCCAGACACTTATATAAATTATCAGTACTTAACTGGAAATATTGTTCAAGGATTTAAGTGGGTTACAAAGCAAGTTGCATTGACTTGGAAAACTGTTGAAAGAACAGTCCCTTTAACTGCAGCAGAGATTGCTGCAAAAGCAGAGGAAGCAGTACGAAAGACTTTTGAGAAAATTCTTGAAGGAATTGATGAAGAAACAAAGAGTATAATTTCAGAAACTGAAAAGTTGAATCAAGAGAATAAATCTCCATTGGCAGCAGGTCTTGATACAATCAAGGGGGTTCGTGCAGTAATGGAGGAATTGGAGTATGGGTTGACTTTCCTTTCTTCAGAAAAAGCTGAAGAAGCGAGAACCCAAATGGAAGCATTTTCCAAGGCACAAGAAGAATATTTTGAAGCATTGATTGGAAGTGAGATTAGAAATGCAACAGAAGATTTAGAAGAGTCTATCCTTTCTTTTCAAAGAATGGCAACTGCTCCAATGGATCAGATTACTAGAGGTCTGGACTCATTTACCAATCAAGTTACAGAGTTTCAAAATGCAATTGATGCAGTATCTGATCCGGCAAAAAAGGCTGCACTTCAAGCAAATCTAGTGGCATTCAAGGCGGCTTTTGAAGCTGTCAGTGCAGCAACTACTGCTCAGATGTCTCAAGATATAGATCTCCGTGGATATGACCTTACCAAGGAGCAGGAACTCGCAATAAAGTATGAAAAAGAGATCATAGATGTTCGGGCCAGAGAAGACTTAACGGCACAGGACAAGGTAAAGATCATCAATAAGCTGATTGCAGCAAGAGAGCGTGAAGTAGCAGCAATGGAGCGGGAACAAGAGCTATTGAATCTTCAGGGAGCACAGAATGCATTGGCAGAAATTTTAAGTACTTTTGAGAAAACAGTTGAAGGGATCAATGACTTGATTCAATCCTTGTATGACCAGGTTCAGGACTTACTGTTTGGAGAGTTCAATCTTGACCCATACCTGCAGAAGTTTGAGTTGGCCTCAGATACCTATGGAACACTGTTGGAAGCAGCATTTGATCCTGATGCTACTGAAGATGATATCGAGAAACTTCAGCAATTTGTAAACACCTACCTTGGAACAGCAAGAGACTTGTACAAGTCGAGTTCTACCTTTCAGCAAATCTTTTCAAATGTCCTGAGTGACCTTTCTGTCCTTGGAGTCCAAGCAGGATTCAATATGCCTCAGGTTGCAACAGGAGCGGCTACCTCTGGTATTCAGGATTTTATTGATACGACAGAAGATTTAAGCGATACATTGGAAGAGCAGCTTACTGGACTTGTTAGTGATTTGGATGCACTAAGGGTCGCTTTTGCACAGCAAAAAATAGACTTTATTCAAGGGGAAATGGAGATTCCTTTGAAAATAACAAATGATATGATTGTTGTCGATTTGGGATCTGTTCAGCAGAAAGTTACTCTAACAAATGATAATTTCATTCCAGACACAACGAGACTAAACCTTGCAGAATCCTTTGAATCTATTGAGTTCAATCCGGATTTTGGAGATCTTACTGATGAAACTGGTTGGCAAAACTACGAAAAGACAGCAACCTTTAAAGCAAAGTTAATTGGGTGGGATCCTTTTGTTGGAAGGGCAGAATATTCCGCAACTGCAACTTTTAAAACAGATACAGAAGACAAACCAGAAATTTATGGTTGGAAATCCTATTCTCAAACAGCATCATTTTCAGCAATTTTATCTGGTTGGAATTATCACAATGGTGGGCCTTACACAGAGTCTGCAACATTTGAAGCATCTTTTGGGGCAACACAAGGAGGAACAGGATCTGCTACATCTGGAAGTGGTTGGCAAGAATATGTAAGATCGGCAATTTTTAGAGGTGTTCTTGAAGGATGGCCTACTGCAGTGATTGAGAGGTCTGCTACTTTCTCAGGGAGGTATGGTGTAAATGAAGGATGGCATTCCAATTATAGCGCAACAGCAAGTTTTTATGGGATATACGGATATAATGAAGGTTGGAGAACACATTATGCTTATGCTACTTTTGATCCTTCTCCTTTTACAAGCAGGGTTGAACAAGCAAGAAGCTCAATACAAACTTCAATTGACAATTTTAGTTTAAGTTCTTCAAATGTAGTGACTCAAATCAATCGTCTTGCTTCTGAAATAAATTCTGCAGTGAGTGGATTTTCAGTTGGCGTGTCAACTCCTATTGGTCAAGTAATGAGTGGTGGGAATACAAGTGCTTCATTAGGAAGTGGAACCTATTACAGCACTCTTTATAGTGGGAGAACTAAGTATTATTATACTTCAGAACTTCAAACATCTGCCTCTAGAGCAGATCAATATGCAGCTTTAGCAAAAAGATTAAAAGATGAACAATCTTTGACTGATAAATATGTAGTAACAACGAGCAGTGGCTATTGGAGTTATGTTTTTGATTTTCATGATGAGGAATCAGCAAGGATGTATTATGACAGTTATGTAAGAGGCGGATTTGAAACAAAAAAATACGGATTCCAGCAAGGTGGATTAGTCCCAGGCCCAATGGACACCATTCCAGCAATGCTTTCTCCAGGCGAATACATCATGAGTAAGGGGGCCGTAGATTCTCTTGGAATTGGTACACTAAACTCCTTGAATGCAGGAGACTTGTCTGCACTCCGACAAACAGGAGATCCTGAAGTACGAAGACTCTTGAGAGAATTGATTGTTGCAGTTCAGACTTCAGATACAGAAGTCAATGTCTACACAGACACAAAGGGAGAAACGAAAGCAGCAATCAATGAGTTCAGAACAGAACTGAGAGAGCGATCCCGCAGACAGGGTGAGAAGTATGTCAATGTAAGGTATGTATGAGCGATCTTTTAGCAGAGATCACGGTTAGAGGGGCAACCTATCGGGTGTCCAGACAAGGGATTGCTGGGCAATACTTTTATCAGCCTTTTGTTGTCAGAATGCCTACTCTTGAATTAGGTCAAGTAGAAGACAGCGGGAAGATTGGGGTAAAGTTTGGATACATTACACTAACAAATGAGCCTACAAATCCAGACCATCCGTTTGGAGTAATTCGGTACAATTCTCTTTTTACAGTCCAGCAATTATTTCCATGTGTATTGAGATGGGGTGAGGATGGTAGAGCACTTTTTGATGGGCAGATTTTTCTTCAGAATATTTCTGAAACAGAGATTACTTTTGCTTTGACAGACAAATCCTATGAGTTAGGAGCAAGGAAATTTTCCTTAACTGAGAGTTTTACATTTGTAGAAGGAATTCGTGTTTATCCTACTTCTGAAAACAGACCTCTTTTGATTATTTGTCCAAATCATCAATTTCAGACAGGACAAGTCGTTAGTTTTGAGAGAATGACAAATATTGGTGGAGATCTTGAGTATACAGAACCATCTTTTGATGTTTCAACACAAGCACAGGACTTAAATTCAGATAACTACTACATTATAGACTCAGTATTAACAGACACTCCTGCACAGACCAGTTTGGGTAATGCAACAAATCAACAGGCTTTTACCATTCAAAATAAAAGATTTATTCCAGTAACAAGATTACCAACAAATAGCCCATTTCCAGCAATTGTTGAGCAATTCCTGACATACTCTTCAGATGGATACAATCATAGAGTTGGATTTCCTCAAAGAGTCCCATTTGTTTGGGGAGCATTTCAGCATGAAACTCCTGTTTTAAAGAAAAGATCCAATGAAATTGCAAATCCTGGACTATTATTGAATGATCCAGACTATCCTATTGAAGTCCGTGAGGATGGAGTTTTGATTTATTCTACAAATCCTTCTTCTTCAGAATACTATGGAGCATCTTCTCTTGGAACAGGGACTTACACTCAAAGCACATTAACAATAACAATAACTATTGCAAACTCGCTATCTGTTGGACAGTCTGTAGATCTTACATTTACAACAGGAACCTCTGTAAGTGGGATTTATACAGTAACAACAGCTTCTTCTTCTTCATTTACAGTTACTGCAGGAACTAGCAAAACAACATCAGGTAGCGTTTCTGTGAACATAGGAATTCCTCCGAACGATTCAGTCATTACTTTAAATCGGAACACATTCCAAGGAACCACTTTGAGTATTTCTGGTAAGTCAAATAAGGCTGCAGCTATTTCAGGAAACACCAGTTCTACTCTTGAAGAGTTTTATCAGTATGTTGCTAACCAGTTCGGCTTTACCTTAGATATCAGTAAGATATGAGTGCAGTTTACAGCTTTGACACAGAACTAACCATAAACATAGAATCAAAATCTCCTATTATTATAGAAGATGGGATTACACTTCAAATTAGTAATGCAACACTAGTAGGCCAAGGGGAAGATATTACTCTTTTTACAGCTGATTTTACTTTTGCAGATTTTGTGGAAACTCCAATTAGTATTTATTCTCCTTAATTTAAAATGGCTACTCTTAGTACAAAAGACGAACAACTTTGGGATTTTGCAACAGACATTGCACAGGCTGCAAATTTTTTACTTCAGATTGATGAGTCTACAACTCCTTCAACCTTACGAGTAATTAACCGCATTCAACCGAAAACCTATACTCAAATTGTAAGAACTCCAGCTTTATTAAATCTGGTAATTACTCCAGCATTTCCAATAAAAACGATTTTTTCAGAGTATGAGTATAATATCCCTTATGAAGTTTCCGTAGTGTTGGCAAGCGAGACAAAGAAAGTTGAGGTTCAAAATTTACCCTATGGAGAAGAGCAGGAGTACAATGCTCTTTCAAAAGATGAAAAAAAGGTAGAGGAACACCTACGAAATATTTTGATCAGTGAGTCTGCATTTCAGGCGAACGCAATAGTTTTTGGAATTCAGGATACATGGAATATTGGAGACAGAATCTTGTGTGTGGATGAGCGTCAAATGGTACAGGCCAACATTATTATTTTTTCAATTGTATATGACTTTGATAGCGAAGAAACAACAATTACAGGGGCAACAGATGTTGAGTTTATTCGATACATCTCCTGAGAAAATCCTATGAAAATCATCTATCAGAATTCAATCAGTGGTACGCCAACAGTCAGTGGTGGAGTAGGAAGTCTCAGTGCGGACTATGCGATTGCAAAGGTTCTCAATGATGTGCAAAAACAACCGTTTATTCCAAACACTCATACTTCGGTAACCATTACGGTCACTCTCAAAACCACAGCCGCTGCCAATGAGATGAGCTTCTTCATGAGTTATCTGGCAGAAAGTGTGAGTGTTACCTTTACGGGATCAGGACAGGCCGCATCCACGTTTACCAATACCTATGACTTTACAAATCCTTATTTCTATCTGGATAAGACGATCTGGAATGACTCCATTTTCTTGGACATCCCTGCAAACACTACTGCCATTTCAATCACACTCTCCAATTCTACTGATGTAAAATCATCAATTGATACCTGGAGTTCCAATGGAACAGACAGTCGTGGCAAATTTCTGGAAAGTGGTACGGACACAATCCTCTATGAAAATTATGCACAGATCCGTCTAGGCGGACGAATTCAGGACAATGCAGACAATGCGTTCTATCAGATCAATCGGATCACAGGTATCGGTTCGGGCAATACTGACATTCAGGTAACCCCAGAGGGAAATTCCAATGCGGACTTTACCATCAGTAATATGTACTTGCCGATTTATGTGAATACAATCCGTGCAGGAAAGTCCTATGAGATCTTCAATCCCAGTGTTGGTGTGAATGTCGAGAGACAGTCTTTTGGAGTTGTCAAGGACAGGGATTCTGGTATAAACTACCGTCTAGGTGAAATCAGAAAAGTATACTCTGGCAGTGTCCAGATTCTGGAAGCAGAAAGAGAAACGATTACCAATATCATTGAAGGCCTAAGGAACCGTCCGGTAGCCATGAGAGTGTTGGATTATCAGGGAGAGACTGCCATTTTTGGAAGCTTCTTTGAGATCCCATCCTTTACCTACAGTGCCCAAGGTTCCAGAATTTACGACATGAGTCTTTCCTTTACTGAGATCGTGTAAGAACTATGAGTACCCTATTAGTTAATAAAATTCAGAATCTTACTGGGAATACACTTACTCTGAATGCGGCAAATGTAAATATTACAGGAGCCATTGCTACGTTTACAGGAGGAAGTGGTGTTCAGGTTGGGGTAACTGCAGCAAATGAGATTGACACAACAGGATCGTTAAATCTGATATTGGATTCTGCAGGAGGAACGGTTCAGGTTGATGATGATCTTTCGGTAACAGGTTCCATTGCCACAAGTGTCCTTCAGTTCGGAGTAACCGGATCCAATGAAATTGATACTGTCTCAGGGAATCTTACGATTGATTCCGCAGGAGGGACTGTCACCATTGACGATGATTTGACCGTATCAGGGAACCTGACTGTCAATGGGACAACAACCACAGTAAACTCCACAACCGTTACCATAGATGACCCGATTTTTACATTGGGTGGAGACACAGCACCCGCTTCAGATGATAACAAGGATCGTGGTATTGAATTTCGGTGGCACAATGGGAGTGCAGCAAAGGTAGGGTTTTTTGGGTTTGATGATTCTACAGGACACCTCACTTTCATACCAGATGCTACAAATTCTTCAGAAGTATTTTCTGGGACACAAGGAGCGATTGATGTCAATGAGTACTATATTGGTGGTACTTCGGTACTGAATTCCACGACTCTTGGTTCTGGAGTGACTACCTCCAGTTTGACAACAGTTGGAACGATTGGGACAGGAACCTGGCAAGGATCTACGATTGGAACCGCTTATGGCGGAACAGGACAGACCTCTTTGGGTGCAGTCGATGCTGGAGACTTAGGGAGTGGGTCTTCTTTAATAAATTATGTTTTGACTTCTGATGGGGCTGGTGGAGCAGCATGGGCATCTCCTGGTGGAGTTGCTGATGGAGACAAGGGGGATATCGTAGTAAGCAGTCTTGGAACAGTATGGACAATTGATAACGGTGTTGTCGGAGAAGATAAGATCACTTCTGCACTGTCTGGTGGAGGTAATGCTATCAATACTTATGTGCTGACTGCAGATGGTTCTGGGAATGTAAATTGGTCTCCAGGCGAAACACTGGCAATCTCATATGCAATTGCACTAGGATAAATAATGGCTTTTATTTCACAATCTTCTGGACTTACCGTATCTGCAAATACAGAAACGACTGTGTATGATGCTGCTGCAAACAATTCAAATGGTGGCGCTCCTGCAAATGGTGCAATTTTGATTGGATTGGTTGCTGCAAATATTGGTAGCTCTACTGCAAATGTCCAAATCTATATAAGAGCGTCTGCAGGAGTCGCAGGAACAGATGATATTTTTATTGTAAAGGACGCCCCTATTCCTGTAGGTAGTAGTTTGGACGCATTGCCTAATAAGGTAGTGTTGAAATTTACAGATAAAATTTACATGAAGACCTCTGTTGCAAACTCAATTCAAGTAACTGCTTCCCTACTGGAGAACTAATGGCAGGGTATATCGGAAGTAAACGATCCAGCAGTTTAGTTAGTTTTGATGATGGCACGATTGGCAGTGGTGTAACGTTTCCTGCTGGGCATATTGTGCAGTCAGTAATTCCAGCTACTATTGGAAATATTGATACTAGTGCGATCACAGCACAGAGTACACCAGAGGGGTTTGGTGATGTCATCAACCAGATTACAATAAATTCTGGGAATGGAGTTTTAATCTATTTACACGTTGGAGTGCAAATAAATGCTGGTGGCAATTGCTTTGGAGGAGTACAAATCTGCGAAGGCACAGTAAGCAGTGTTGGGACATCACTTGCGAGTGATGCACCGGGTTCAGGTGAAACAATTAACAGAGTTTTTTATACAAATGTATGGGCATATGATCCAACACCTTCAAGTACCTCACCTAGCTATGTTTTTGCCTTTTCTAAAGGTTCAGTTTCAACAGCAAGTCAACAAATTTATGTTAACAATTCAATTAATTTTTATTGCCATTTATATGAGGTACAACAATGAAATTGACTGAATTTGATATTAACCGTTGCCGTAATAGTTTAGTAAACCAAGGAATCACAAGTCCATCATTGAATGAAATAGGGTTTGAATTTCTAAGAGAACTTAGAAACGCAATGCTAGCACAATCCGATTGGATGGCAGTAAGCGATAGAACAATGACACAAGCACAAATCGACTACCGACAAGCCCTACGGGATCTACCAGCAACCGCAGACCCACAACTAGACGATCAAGGAAATCTAACCAACGTAACGTGGCCTACCTATGAGTAATGCACGAATATTAGCAAACACAATCAATTCCAGCAGTCAGATCGTTGTTCCGAGTGGAGGAGTTAATTTTGGAACAAGTACAGATGGCACTGGAACCGTTACTGGTGGGGTTTTGGATGACTACGAGGAGGGTACTTATGTTGTAAACATGTATGATGCAGCATCAGGTGGCATTGCATCGTCAACACAAGTGACTGGTCGATACACTAAAATTGGTCAGGTGGTCATTGCGTCTTTTGATGCCTTTAACGATGTTAGCACATCGGGCCTGACAGCAGGTAATGCTGTGAACTTTACGTTGCCTTTTGCGGCATCTAGCACAGGTCGATCAACTGGCACTGTTCAGTTGCATGGAGTCACCTTTCCGAATTCAACCACATATGTGGTCACATCTGTCACAGATAGCGGTTCTAGGGCGACATTAAACGTCTGTGGAAGCGGAATAGCAGATACCACCGTAAAAGTTCAAAATTTTGAAACATCAAATGATGTCGTAAATTGGACGCTATGCTACAGAACAGGCGCATAACACCCATGTTGGATCACAGGGTAGTCAGTCCAACCATCAACAGGAGATAAACAATGGCACTAACAAAACAAACCATCACAGATAAAATAGAAATTGTTGGTCAGTACAACCACATCCAAGTCCGAGAAGCAATCCAAGTGCTGGAAGACGGTAATGTTATTTCACAAAGTTATCACCGCTATGTTGTATCACCCACAGACGATTACTCTACTAGAGATGCTAAAGTTCAAGCAGTCTGTTCTGCTGTCTTTACAGATGAAGTTATTAACGCCTACACCGCACATCTAGCAGCACAAGAAACAGCATGAGTTACATCGGAACCCAACCCGTACCACAAAGCTTACAGTCTCGTCAGCAGTTTACCGGAGATGGCAGCACTACAGACTTCGCTACGATTGGTGGAGTAGAGCTTTATGAAGATGTTTTTCTAAATGGTGTTCGGCTTAGTCGGGTTGATAACGAATATTCTTTTGATGGTACAACTCTGACGATTACTCCTGCACCTGCGAATGGAGATACAGTCAGCATTATTTTGCGAAACGATCACTCAG